GATTTCTTGCGCTTATTCAATTCACCGGTTCATTTTCATTGCTGATGATGCAATTGGCTGGGGTTCACGCAAACAAGACTTGGTTGATAAGCTTGGAAATCCAGATAGTATTTTTGAAAAGATGCGTCTTATTCTGAAGCGTTTACCGAATGTTTTCTTACCTGAATATGAGGCAACATTTATGCGAATTATCAACCGTGAAAACGGTTCGGTGATCATGGGTGAAGCAGGCGATAACATCGGGCGTGGTGGGCGAACCAGTTGCTATTTCAAAGATGAAGCGGCCCATTATGAAAGACCGGAAAAGATTGAAGCCGCGCTTGGTGACAACACAAACACGCAAATTGATATTTCATCGGTGAATGGTCTTGGTAACGTGTTTCATCGGCGGCGTGAAGCTGGTGTTGAATGGCAACCAGGCAAGGAAATTGAAAAAGGGTTCACGCAAGTTTTCGTGATTGATTGGCGTGATCATCCTGAAAAAACGCAAGAATGGTATGACACCAGAAAAGCGAAATATGAACGTGAAGGAATGTTGCACGTTTTCGCGCAAGAGGTTGATCGGAATTATAGCGCGGCGGTTCAGAATACAATCATTCCATATGATTGGATTGTTGCTTGTGTTGATGCTCACAAAAAAATCAAATGGAAAGATGCGGGCGGAAACATTCAAACAGGTTTTGAAGAAAAAGATATTCCGAATGTTTGGCTTGGTGGTCTTGATGTTGCTGATGAAGGTGCAGATAGAAATGCGCGGGCGTTGCGGCAATGGATCATTTGGCGCGATGTTGAAGAATGGGGCGAACGTGACACCGGTGTAACAACCCGAAAAATGGTTGCAGGTTGCCGCGCTTACAAAGGTATTAAAGTTCAATATGACGTGATCGGTGTTGGTTCTGGTGTTAAAGCTGAATTCAATCGTTTGGTTGATGATAAAATTGTTGATCGGGGTGTTATAAATCTGTTTCCTTGGAACGCGGGCGCGGGTGTTGTAAATCCTTATGAACGCATCATTCCTGATGATGATGAAAGCCCGATGAATAAAGACCTTTACGGCAACATGAAAGCACAAGCTTGGTGGTCAATTAGATCAAGGTTTTATAAGACGTTTAAAAACATCACTGAAGGTATTCTTTACCCTGTTGATGAACTCATTAGTCTTGACAGTAAAATGATTTTGCTGCATCAACTTATGAAGGAATTAGCGCAACCAACGCGCGGCGAAAACGGATCATTGCGAACAATAGTGAATAAAAAACCGGCTGGAATGAAATCGCCAAACTTGGCTGATGCTGGTATCATGATGTTCTTTCCAATTGAGGATAATACTGGCCATGCGGTTTCAGGGAATTACGGCGCTTAACACTTTCATTGAACGTCCTGTTGCGTTTGAAAATGAACATGTTGATAAACGTTCGCCCGATAGCGCGGCGATGGTTGATTATTGGAATAAGACAGATGCAATCATGGGTGGTATCAAAACCATGCGTGACGCTGAAAAGCAATTTTTGCCGAAATTTCCAAAAGAAGAACAAGTTGATTATGATTTTCGGCTTGAAGCAACCAAATTCACAAACATTTACCGCGATATTGTGGAAGCACTTTCAGCAAAACCATTTGAAGAACCGGTTTCAATCGCTGATGGTGATGCGGTCAACCAAGCTTTCACTGATTTCATTGAAGATGTTGATGGTGATGGAAATCATCTTTCAATCTTTGCAAGCGAAACGTTTTTCAACGGAATTGCACATGCGATTGATTGGATTTTGATTGATTATCCAACTGTTGATAAAAACAAAGTCAAAACCAAAGCCGATCAAAAGAAAGCGGGCGTTCGCCCGTTCTGGTCGCATGTATTGGGGCGCAACGTTCTAACCGCTGAAACCAGAACAATGAACGGTGAACGAATTATCACGTTGATCCGAATTCTTGAACCTGGTGCAGTTGTTAAAGTTCGTGAATTCAAACGTGATGATAACGGCGTTGTTACCTGGACGGTTTACAAGAAACTTGTTGCTGGAACATCTGGAAAAACAGAATGGATTGTTGAAGGTTCCGGCATTCTCACAATCAACGTTATTCCGATGGTTTCGTTTGCAACAGGGCGGCGCGATGGTTCCGGTTATCGTTACCTTCCATCAATGCAAGATGCGGCTGATCTTCAGATTGAACTTTACCAACAGGAAAGCGCATTGAAATTTGCGAAAATTCTTGCGGCTTATCCAATGCTTTCAGGTAACGGTGTGAAGCCTGAAAAGGATGAAAACGGTAATATCAAACAAATTTCGGTTGGACCAACAAAGGTTTTATATGCGCCGCCTGATGGTGCTGGTAATTCGGGTTCCTGGTCATATGTTGAACCCGCTGCAACATCGCTCACATTCCTTGCCGGTGACATTAAAGAAACCAAGCAAGATTTGCGTGAACTTGGGCGGCAACCCTTGACCGCACAAACAAACACAACCGTTATCAATTCGGCAATGGCGGCAAGCAAAGCGAAAAGCGCGGTTGGTGCATGGGCAATCGGTTTGAAAGATGCGCTTGAAAACGCAATGAAAATCACCGCGCTTTGGTTGAAGCTTGATGGGCAAGAACCAGATGTGAACGTTTACACTGAATTTGATAATTTCCTTGATGGTGATGGTGGTCTTGAACACTTGCGTTCATTGCGGGAAAATGGCGATCTTTCACAGAAAACACTTCACGCTGAAACAAAGCGGCGCGGCGTTCTTTCATCTGAATTCACGCATGATGATGAAATAAAGAATATCTTGGCTGAAATTCCTGGGGATGATTTCGGTGAAGATGACGATAACAACCCCGATGACGATAATCCCTAAATGAACCTCAATTGCCTAGTATCGGATGATCAAGGCGCAACGGTTGGATGACCGAAAGGAACGATAAAATGAAAAAGAACCTGATGATGACCGCAAGCATGTTGCTTGCTTTTCCGATTGCTTTTGACAACAAGAACGGTTGGAAAGTTGACGCTGATGGAAATCTTGAAAAAGATGATAAAGGCAACCCGATTTATATTGCGGGCGATGGAAAAGAACAAAGCGTTGCCGGTGATACCATCAGCCGATTGAACGGTGAAGCAAAAACACACCGTGAAGCGAAAGAAGCGGCTGAACAAAAACTTGAAAAATATAAAGACCTTGATCCGGTCAAAGCGGCTGAAGCAATCGAAACGTTGAAAAACATTGATCAAAAGAAATTGATTGATGCCGGTGAAGTTGAAAAAGTTCGTGAAGAAATCAGCAAAGGTTTCACCGCGCAAATGGCTGAAAAAGATAAAGCCATTGAAATCTTGACCGGAAACTTGAACGGTATGACATTGCAAACCGCTTTCGGTTCGTCCGATTTCGTGAAGAATAAAATTGGCGTTCCGGCTGAAATGTTCCAGGCAACATTTGCCAAGAACTTCAAGGTTGAAAACGGCAAGGTTGTTCCGTATGACCAAACCGGAAACAAAGTGTATTCAAAGAAAAACATGGGTGAGGTTGCCGGTGTTGATGAAGCACTTGAAATCATGGTTGATGCTTACCCTTACAAAGACAGCATTTTGAAAGCTGATGATCAAAGCGGTTCGGGCAATGAAGGCGGTGGTGGTGGTCGCGGTTCTGGTCGGACAATCAAGCTTGCAGATTTCAACAAGCTTTCGCCCGCGCAACAGTCTGAAACGGCGGCGCTTGCTGGCAAGGGTGAAGTCAACATTGTGGATTGATCGGGCGTAAAACCCTGGTTGATAGGAACCGTCCGCGCTGTTTTTGGGGTTTTCCAGCGCGGGCGGTTTTTTATTTTTTTAACCGTTTACACCATGTAACATCATGCTTTCGGAAACTTCATCACCTTCACCGTAATGTTCATCAAATGCGGCTTTTGTCATATGGCGGCGATCATATTCAATAAACGCATCACTGGTTGCGCTGAAAATTGTTCCGCGTGTTTCAGACCGTCACGGTGATAAACAATTGCGCCACATTCTGAAAGTGTCAAATCATTATTCCGGTCAAAGGTTTCACCAGGTTTAGGTTTAACATTGGGAATGCCAAATTTTACATCATAGCGTTCCGCATAACCGTTTGCTGATTTTTGCATTTTATTAATTCCTTTAGTTGACGTTGTTGTTAAGATGATCTTAGCGATGGTCAAGAACTAAATCACAAAAAACGCGAAAGCTGTTGACCGTCCAGTTCAATCAATGTAAATTCCTAACAATGCTGGAAATTGGATGATTGAAGGCGCTTCAGGTTGGATGACCTAAAACAACTTTAACATTTTCATAGGAGCGCAAAAAATGCGTAAATCTTTCCTTGCGGCTTCAACCGCTATCCTTGCCGCACCGGCAATGGTTCACCAATCGGCATATGCAAACACGCTGACCGGTCTTATTCCTGATCTTTACGCGGCTGTTAATGTTGTGTCGCGTGAACTTGTTGGTTTCATTCCATCGGCAACCCGCGCACCTGGTGCCGAACGCGCCGCGCTTGGTCAAAGTGTTTCTTATCATGTTGCCGGTGCTGCAACAGCACATGACATTACGCCCGCAATGTCCATTCCTGAACCCGCTGATCAAACCGTTGGTGCGTCTTTCATGGCAATTACCAAATCGCGCGGTTCCAGCTTTGGTTTCACCGGTGAAGAACAACGCGGTCTGAATTCCGGCCCTGGTTATCTTTCTGTTCAGGCGGATATGATTGCGCAAGCTTTGCGTGTTCTGACAAATGAAATTGAAGCTGATCTTGCTGTTGCCGCAACCGCTGCTGCATCGCGGGCATATGGAACAGCCGGAACAACACCGTTTGCAACCAACCTTGGCGATACCGCCCAAATCCGCAAAATTCTTGATGATAACGGCGCGCCCGCAACTGGTCGTTCACTTGTCATGAACACTTCAGCGGGTGCAGCGGTTCGGACGCTCACACAATTGACTAAAGCGAATGAAGCCGGAACAACCATGACTTTGCGTCAAGGTGAATTGATGGACGTTCACAATATTTCGCTGAAAGAAAGCGGTCAAGCGGTTCTTCACACCGCCGGAACGGGCGCATCTGCAACAACCAACACCGCCGGTTATGCAAAAGGCGCAACGGTGATCACCCTTGCCAGTGCCGGAACCGGAACGGTTATTGCCGGTGATGTTGTTTCGTTCGCGGGCGATGCGAACGAATACCTGGTTGTTGCTGGTGACACCGATGTTTCAGATGGTGGCACGATCACCCTTGCCGCGCCTGGTTTGCGTCAAGCGTTACCTGGTTCGGCTGTTGCGATCACCCTTGCGGCTGATTATGCGGCAAGCGTTGCCTTCAGCCAAGATGCGCTTCACCTGGTCACACGCCAACCAGCGTTGCCGCAAGAAGGTGATGCGGCGCTTGCGCGCATGATGATCACTGATCCGCGTTCGGGTCTTGTGTTTGAAGTTGCGATGTATCCAGGTTATCGCAAAATAAAAGCTGAAGTTTCGATTGCTTGGGGTATCAAAGCAACCAAGCCGGAACATACCGCGTTGCTGTTGGGCTAATCCTTCAGCGTT